TTACTACCTTTCCTCCTGCAGGAGGTTTCGTCCTATCGTCTCTGCAGCGTCTGCCGGGCCAGTCGATAGGGCTTGGGAGCCCGGATGATTGGCGGGCTAAACGTCCGCCTTTCAGTTCTTAGCTGTCAAACAAGGCCATCAAGTTCTTGACGCCTTCTTGCAGCTTAGCGGTCAATTCTGAGGGCTGCTTGTGCTGGCACAAGTAATCCAAAGAACTAAGGATAATTTTCGGCTCTTCTTTCATCTTGCCAATTGCTTGGTTGCAAGCCTCGCAAAGAAGTCCGCGAACCTTACCCGTTTCGTGATCGTGGTCCACCGCGAGAGCCTTGGGCTCACCATTGCGAGTACCGCCATCAGTCCCCTTGCAAATGGCGCATTTGCCATTTTGCGCTAGCAACATTTGGCTGTAATCAAACAACGTGATGCCAAAGCGACGTTGCAAATCACTATCTTTGTAGTCGGTTTTGAAAGCCTTGCGGTGGAGGCGATAATATTCAGGGTTTGAGCTATCCAGTTTATTATCGTCACTTTTGGTGGCGATAGAGCGGCTCAGTGAAAGGTTGTCCGCCTTCAGATTAAGGGGATTGCCGTCATTGAACTTAACCCTACCATTCGGCCACTCACCGTTGAGCAAAACCCAAGCAATGCGCGCCGAAGGGATATTCTGGTTTCCGATGCGAATATAACCATACGAAACCAAGTTTCCGTTTTTGTCTTTGCGTGTCGCTTTGTTGCAGCCCGCAACTTCACCCGCATAAACATTTTTGGCCGGAGACTTAATCCAGTAGATTACGCCCGTATCAGGCTCATACACCAAATACTCCTTCACCAATTCGACCGATACATCATCAACACTTGGCATTTCGTCCTCCATAGGTTGCCGAGCGTGTAGATACACCCTCAATAACCTTCTGTCAAACGATAACCTCCTAGATTGCCAACTCAGTATCTTTCGAAATTATCCGTCAAAAACCTACCCTACGCAAGGTTGCCACCTACCCGCTGGGGCGGGCGGCAACCTCTTGATTTTATTAGTGCGTTGGGAAGCTGCCAAAGATTGAGCGCCAGTTATAATACCCAAACGAATAGCGCTCATAGCCCTTCACAAGAAGGTTATCAGTGGTGAAGTCAACCTGCATATCCATCTCGTACGGCACGCGTTCCATGTACACCAAGCCTTTGATGTTGGTGAGCAGGAACCAAGCGTAGTTCGACGTCAGGAAGTCCATGACCATATAACCTTCCGGCAGACCGCCAGCGGTTGTATGGATGGCGTTGACGTCGTTGTCTGCTGTGCCCGGACGCAGTTCGGTCTTTGTAAGACGGATCGCAACCGGCTCCAGAGCCGGGGGAACGATCAGCTTACGACCGCGAGCGAACATCTTCAGACCAGCGATGTCTTTGAAGTTCTGTCGGATCGAGACCATTGCGTTGAGCAGCGACGACTCGTTCAGGTCAACCTGAACAATCGGCGTGTTCGGAATCACACCGCCGTCGATCGGGTGATTGAGCGAACACAGCGGCTGACCGTCACCACCCACAGCCTGATTATAGGTCTGGGCAGTGTTGAGCAGGTTCGCGCCGTAGATTTCCTTTGTCTGACCGAAGGATTCGATCAGGCCGAGGTTTGTCGGTGTGAACTGTGTCTTGTAGAGGTTGTCGTCAATCGCCTTACGAGTGATCGCGTATCCGAGACCAATCTCGTAGTGCTCCTGATTATAGACGTAACGCTCTGAAGCGTTGTTGTCGAAGCTGACCGCACCACCTTCAGTCTTGATCGCAGCAAGACCGAGGTAACGCATTTCAGCAGTGCGCTCCAGCGCCATGTTTGACTTGGCCTTTTCAAAGACCTTGTCCCACTGGCTGGGAATCTGAGGATATTTTCCTTCGACGCCACGCAGACCCGGCAGAAGCAGGTCGCGGATGGCAGAGAGATTAACGGCCATTTGCTAATGCTCCTATTAGGCGATGCCGGTGACAGCACTATTCGTGCGGAGCCACTCGTTGTTGAAGCCAACTTCGACGTAGTTGTAAATCGAAGTCGCGTCGGTTCCGTTCGAACCCGGCGGGTCCAGAACCACGTTGGTGATGATGAACGGGTAGGTTGCTGTTACGCCGATTGTATCGACAAACGCACCCGACTGCTGTGTCAGGGCGTCGCCTGTGCCAGCATTCAGTTCGCAATACTGACCAACCGGCGATGTGCCGAAGGCGGTCGGTGTGCCCGAAATCTGGAAGCCAGCGCCCGATGTCTGCACGATGAAACGCGCATTCGGGTCGTCAACAACGTAAGCGATGACGTCGCCTGTGGCGTCCGAACCCGGCCAATACTGCGACCAGACTGTGCGCTTCTGCGATGTCGAGAGATACTGGCAACCCCAGAAGATGCCAGCGAGCGGCGCAGTGGCTGTCGAGCCGCCAATCGCCTGTGTGATATAGCCCGTTGCAGGAACGAGGTTGATGACCGCGTCGCCCTTATAAATCGGGGTAGCGTTTGTAGAGGCAATCCGACGTGTCGAAATGCGCCAGTTTACTGAAGCACCCTGAGAGGTGTTTACCGGTCGAAAACCGAAGGGTGAAAAATTGTTCGCCACGGCTTTCTCCTTTCATACGGTGGAGAATGTCGTTGACTGCAACAGCGCGCGGCAGAAACGGACTAGAGATTTTGAAGCAGTTCAGCGCGAACTACTGAGAATGTTCGGGACTTGCCCGACGTTTGGCATTAGCCAAACTTAGATGCGGAACCTTTGCCGTCACCCCTCAGCGCGAGAAGTTCAGGCGGTCAGTGCCGCAAATAGAAATAAACAAATGCCTGTCAGGCAATGTTTACAAATCTTCAGTTTGCATTTTGCCAGCAATAACAAAGCATGTCAAGCTGGAGGATGAGGGGGAGGAATCCCTCCCCTCTCTATAACAAAGTTTCATCGCTCAAATTGTGCGATTAAACTATTCAGAAGGCACGTCAATCCGACTATGCGATTTGCTGAATCGATTGACCTGACGCGGCCCAAGGTCTCCGTTTCTACCTTCGCGCATCTGCGCTTCTTTTGTATAAACGGCTTCTCGTGCCAGACGACGCTCTTCCTCACGGGCTTCCTGAGTGAACATCATGGGGCGCTCCATGAGGACCAATCCGCCAACTTCGACAGTATCGCCCTTCCAGCCCTTAGGCATAAGCTCAGGATGACGGCTTAGCGGGACAGGCGTCCAGCCATTAAGCTCGTTCTGGCGGATGCGGTCGATGTCGTCCTGATTAAGAACGGACTTCAATTTCCATTGATAATCCCATCCATCTGGCGGCGGAGGAGCCCAATATTTGTCTCTATCCGCACCATGAGCCAAATCCGGGTTGCTGCGAAGCTGGCGAATGCGGGCCTCAGCACGGAGGCGTGACTGTTCCGGCGTCTCGACAATCTTTCCGGTGGGGCTAACTTCCATGTAAGTATCGGCTTCAATAGGAGATGAAGCTGCTCTTAGGGCCTTACCTTCGCGGGTGCGGCCATCAATGTTTTCAGTAGACATTGCTAATTTCCTTCATTCTATGTAGAAGGAAAAAGCCGCTGATGTTCGAGCACCAGCGGCTTACAACCATAAACCCAAGGAAGTGGGCCATGGCCAAAACCGACGCTCTCACAGCGGACTTTCTCCGTCAAGCTATTAGTTACGACCCGGAAACGGGCATTTTTATTTGGAAGAATCGCCCCCGCGACCATTTTCGGACAAAACGGGGACAATCCATATTTAATTCCCAATTTGCTGATGAGCCTGCCGGAAGTCTTAGCCCTGATGGTTACATCCGAATACCAATGGCAGGTGTATCGCATCTCGCCAATCGTCTTGCATGGCTTTATGTTCATGGCGAACTCCCGTTGGGAGAAATAGACCATGAAAACCATAACAAATCCGATAATCGCATATGCAATCTTCGCGATGGAACACACTCCAACAACCAGCACAATCGGAATGCTTACGCCAATAATACCAGTGGGTATAAAGGAGTAAGTTGGCATAAGGGCCACATAAAATGGAAAGCATCCATAAGGGTCAACGGAAAACTTATTCACTTGGGATACTTCCAAAGTGCAGAAGAAGCCAGAGACGCCTATAACAATGCTGCTCCAATTTATCATGGCAAATATGCCAGACTAGGCTGATAGCTTTCCTTCTCTAATCAGAGCTGCCCTGTTCCGCGCATATGCTTCAATGGCTTTTTCCCGAGGTAAATCGGGGAAGGCCATAAGCGCAAAATCAACCTGTGCACTATCCAGAACCATTGTGTTTGGGCTGGAACTTCTTGGCGTTGACGCACTAGCCGAAGAAGTAACCGGCGCAGAAGCGGCAGGTTTTTTCATGGGTGCAGCCTGTCTTTGAACTGGTTCCGGGGCAGGCTCATCGTAGCCACCTTCGTCAATCGCATCGTATCCAAGGCGGCTTTCAATGTAACGGAAATACTCAGGTGATTCCGCCTGAATGCCGTCTTCAACCGCATCTTGGTGCGCTCTCGTAAGCTTGCCAATCTTATTCACCGCATCCGGGTGCTCACGCAGCCACTGAGCGGACTTGGGGGCCAGCTTAGACGCATAAACTTCCACAGGATCACGCGGAATTTGCGGCTCGAAATTCGGGATTTCCGGCTCACGAACGGCGCCTTCCTGAGGAGCCTGAAGCATTTCTTCAAGCTTTTGCTTGCCGTTGTTAAGCTGCAAAAGATGGCTTTCAGCCTGCGCCATAAGACGCTGGGCCTTTGCCGCCATAGCATAATCGCCAGCAGCCATAGCCGTTGCGTAATCACGCTCTGCGCTAGAAGCCGCTTGTTCCGTCGCATCAATCGCATTCATTAGAACGCGAAGGTTAGAATCCTGAACTTCTGTGCGGGCATTGTTAACTTGCTGAGCCTGCTCACGGGCATACTGCTCTGCCTGCCTACGGGCGTCACGCTCTGCCTGCGCAACCTGTTTTTGATACTCATACTGTCGTTTTAGCTCGTTAAGAGCCTTTTCGCGCTCATCAACGGCATTTTTTCGAGGAGCCTCAACTTCCGGCTCTTCTTCCTGCGCCTCTACAACTTTTGCAGAAGGCTCAGAGATGGTCGCGTTCTTAGAACTAATATCTACTTCTGCGACATCTTCATCCGGGAGAATAACCTCTACCGGCGCTTCTTTCGGGATATCATCTTCAATATTCATGGGAGCGCCCCCTTATTAAAACACCAAATCAGGCGATGATACGGTCAAACGGATGTTAATATCCGTGATAATGCGGCACAAAACAGCGTCTTTTGTAGCAGCACTTGTGCTTGTATTTAGCGTAACAGGGAAGCCGTCGCTTGCACGAAACGCAACCCAGTCCCCGACATTGATGTCGCGGAACTTGTGGCCCGCATCATCAAGGTAACAAGTCGGACCCATCTTAACGACTAGGCCAACCTTTCCTTGGTGCGCGTCCTCTCCCCGCATATTATCTGTGAGGATGATTCCGGACTTCGTCTTCTCAGGCCTCATATATACGGCAACCAGAACGTCTGAGCCATACAACTGAACGCCACTAATATCACCAACCTTATCCAGAAGCTCCTGTTTGGGGTCAGTATCATGCAACATCAATGCAGCAGGCATTGCTATTCTCTTTCATCATCTAAACCGATGGCTTTTCGGTTTGCTTCGCTTGCAAGTTCGAGAGCTTCCCGAACTCCATGAATGCGCCCGACACGGTAACGGTAGTCACTGAAATCGGACGCCCGACCATTTATTAGTTCAGCAGCAAGCTTCTCTAATAAATCGCCAATCTCTTTTTCGATAAGCTGGTAAAGGCGTAAATCGAGGTTCATGAGGATAACCCCGAAGAATTAAATCGAAACTTATTTAGTTTTATGATAGTGGGATTTTTAGCCATAGCATAACCTCGCATTGCTGTTGGTTAGAAAGCGGCAGGAACTCACGATCCCTGCCGCTTTCGCTTATATCTTAGACGCTATCACCTTTTGGACCTTTTGTCCCATAGCTGTCAATTTTCTGCTTGCGACCAAAGCCACCGCCAGAACCGAAGTCCATGGCCGGATAATCACCCTTGCGTCCGGGCTTCTTATACGGAACTTGGACTTTCCCTCCGTCCTTACGCGGCATAGGTCCCGCGCCCGGAGGCGGACCCTGCGGCGGGGGCGGGGGCGGCATCATCATCTGCGGAGGCATACCACCACCCGGACCACCAGCACCCGGCGGAGGAGGCGGCGGCGGGGCAGCGCCCGGAGGACCACCAGCGCCTGCGCCAGCCATTGCAGCCAACATCATGGGATCAATGCCCGGCTGCTGCTGACCACCCGGCTGGCCAACCATGATGTTTACGACGGTCCCACCCTTTTTGGACTTACCGCTCTTCGGAGCAGATGAGCCTTCGTTACCCATGTAATCACTGAACGCGCCACCACCATCAGCGCGTTTTGTGCGGCCCATGGAGCCACCAGAACATTTCCCGGTCAGACCCTCAGACTTCACCATTTTTTTGATGAGCTTACGGTCTTCAGCCTCATCGTCATGCATGGCTTTCCCGCCAGAAGCACGTTTCTGAGCGCCTGTCGATTCATGCGAACGAGATTCGTAGTCCTGCTGACCCTTCTGAACTCGCCCACCCTTTTTACGATACATCTGCGTAAGAGCAGGTGTAGAAAGCTGGACTTCCTCAGGACGCATGGCGTTAGAAAGGAACGAACGCATACCACCTTCGTCGGGCATACCAGCAGCAGCGCCTGTCGGAGCCGGTGAGCTAGAAGCAGTAGACGTGGGGGCTCCATACAGCTCACGATCCATCAGTGAACGCATGCCACCTTCATCCGGACGACCGGATGTCGTATCGTGCGGAGCGCCAGCAGCAGATGCCTCCATAGCCGGACGACGCGGCGGAAGCGGAACATCAGCCGGATGCTCAATTTCCGTAATACGACGACGAACAACCGGAGCCTGACGATGAGCCGGAGCAGCATGACGAGCCGCCGCATGACGAGGGGCAGCGCGTGACGGAGCCGCAGCAGCCGCCTCTTCACCACCAAATATTTCGTTGCCGATGTTAGCCAGAAGCTCATCGAGGCCACCACCAAACGCCTTGGCGACACGCCCCCCCTTCTTGCGAGGAGCAGATTCAGACATTGCGCCCGGCTCAAACTTCAGCGTCGGATCAAACTCAACCTGCTCTGTTGTTCCAGACGGGATTTTGTCCTGACGAACACCTGTCGGAATCTTTGAGCCCTTGCTGCTTTTGCGCGAAGCCTTATCAAGACGCTTCAGACTTTCTGCGCCCGAAACTTTTCCGCCTTTTTTAAAAGCTTTGCGCGGAGTTACTTCCGGCGGGATGTAATCTTTCGAATTAAGCGGCGCACGACCAGCTTGCGTGTCGGTATTGAGCGCAGGGAAGCCAGCATGCGTCAGAGGAGCGTTGCCAGACTGTCCACCATAAGCTTTTAGCTTGCGGGAATGCCCCGCATCAGCATCTTTTTTATAAGGATGTGCCATTTTAGTCGTTCCTATAGGATAAATTTAGCCTGTTAGAGCGTTTAACAGGTCTTTTTGCTCTTGATGGCCAATCAAAAGCGTGAAAATGCCTTGGCGTAAGGCAAAAAACAGCAAAAATAGGTTATTTACCTCTCTTTGCAGCGTTAATATTGTCCACAAGTGACGGATACGGCCTTCCCGCTGCCTTTGCAGACGCTTTTGCGCTTGCTTTTTGGCTTTCGGACAAATGTTTTGGCTTACCAAGTGACTTAGGACGGGGTTTTTCCCATACTTCACCGCCTTTAGCCAATCTCATAGCGTCATCAACAGCACCGCCGTCTGCACAATTCCATGCGCGGAGTGATTTGTTGATACGACTATCAGGATCATTAGCTGTTTCGGCGCTTGTTAGCTTAGAACGCATACCTTTCATTCTTGAACAGAATGATTTACGGCGTCCAGCGTCTTTTTCTGTCTTAGGGTGAGGTGCAGGAGGCTTAAGGTTATGTCCTTCTGCTTTAGCAGAGGCTCTACCTTTGGCGTTTAATCCTCCAGCAGGGTCTTGACCTTCTTTTCTAGTCCAAGCACCACCACCAGTGGCCAATGCCATAGCATCATTAACCACACCACCATCGGCATATCCAAACTTGCTTTTGATGTAATTCGTTCCTTTTTCCAGCGCTGCCTTTCCGGCTTTTTTAGCGCCTTCATAAGTTTCTTTTCCAAGGACACTTGGTCCCCAATCTTCAGCTGTCTGATATCCAATATAGCCGGGCATGCCATACACATCAGGCTTGCCGAGCTTGGTGAACTTGGAGGCCCCAGCTCCAAGACCAGCAGCAATCGCAGCACGGCCCGCCAGAGCCGCAGGGAGGCCCACAGAGGCCACTTGTAGGGCCGCTGGTAGGTATCTGCCCTCTTTGACGTTTTGATACAGGCTGGGGTTGCCTAGGAGGCCAGCAGCATCAGCAACAGCGCCCGGAGGCGTCCACTTTGTCGCGGCAAGACCAGCGTTCTTTAAGCCTGTCTCAACTCGTGGATCATACTGAGGGGCAGAACCAGCAGTCTGCTCTTTAATAAATGCTTCCTGCGATGCTTCATCAGGAAAATGAGGTTGCTCAACAGGTCTCGGTGCATATTCCGGAGCGAAAGATACTTCGCCTTCAGCTTGAACTTCCGGCTCTACAGCACCTTCAGTCGCATATCCATGACGCGCAACTTCCTGATGAAGACGCAGATTGTCATGCTTAGCTAGGCGAAGGGCATCCGATACTTCCCCTCCATAAGCAAACCCCGGATTTGTTACAGGGGCAATCGGAGATGCTGGCTGTTTTTGCGCAGTAGTCATGCTAGTCTGAGGCTGAGCCTGCGCCATTTGTGACGCGGTCTGTTGCCAGCCCATCGGCACTTGGCCGCCGTCAAATCGTTCATAGCGATTTTGAACCGCTCCGCCATCAGCAAACATGCCGCCAATATCCAAATCAGGCATGCCAAAAAACGGTTGTTCAATCCCCTGCATCATGTCAGGCGCAGGTTCTGGAGCGGCCATTGGCTCGGGCTGATTAACGCCCTGATCGGCTAGGAAACTCTGGGTGCTTGCTTCATTCGGAGCGGCGGATTGAGCAGGAGCTTCTTGAGGCTGCACTTGCGGCGCTTCAGGACCCATGAAGCTATGCTGCGGCGGCTTGCCGACGTTAATCTCAGCGGCCATGTGCTGGGGCTTTGAACTACCAACATCCATGTCAGGAAGTTTTGACTGCGCAACATGCGTAGGCGCAGGAGCCGGAGCAGGCTTTGGGGCAACCGCTTCAGATGCTTTCGGTGTTAGTGCCGTGGCTTGCTGGGATGGCGTAGGCTTCTCAGCACCAACATTCATCGCAGGCAATTCAGCCTTGGCCATCTGCTGCGGAGGTGCGCCACCAGCAGGCATAAGTGGTCCTGAAGGATCAGCCGGATTGATCCGAGATAACGTCGCGCTCTTCGGAAATTCACGAGGCGGTGCTCCCTGCGCAACGACTGGGTTAGGAGCCTGTGAAGGTGTCGGCGCTTGAGCCGGAGGTTGAGCCAAAGCCATCTGCGTCGGCATGGTCATCTGCTGACCTTGTCCACCCTGCAATCCTGCAACCTGCATGGCTTCAGGTGTCGGCTTAACACCTTGGAGCATAGCGGTGTCGCCAGATTTCATCTGTGTTTCAGGGGTTTTTGGATTGAATCCTGCCTCACGATAAAATTTATGAGCCCCCTCTTGGCCCAAAAAATCCATCTTACTGGCCCAAGATGGCGGTTTACCACCCGCCATGCCCTTGGGAGCAAAGTAATGAGAAGCACCCATCGTTGGGTCTTTCTCGACTCGGCCCAAAACACGGTCAGCAATTTCTCCGAGCTTTTTGTATTGAGAGCCCTCAGGGTCCAATTTCATTGCCCTTATGCCAGCAATATTTGTAGCAGGCCTATTGGCTAGAAATGAGGAATATTGACCGCCCTTACCTTTTGCATTTTGCGCAAGTATCTGCTGTTGGATGCCGCCATATCCACGATAATTTGCGTCTGCTCTATTGCGAATGTTAAACCCAACCTTAGCCTGACCTTCAGGACTTTGGTTGCCAGCCTCAGCATACATGGCGCGGATTAAAGCGTCTCTATCACTAGCAAACTCTGGATGAAAATTATATCCACCTAATTGCTGAGGATGACCGCCTTTGCGAAGACCTTGACGAGCTAAGCGAAGGGCGTCTTTAATCTTGTCGTCGTCCATCACTCAGTTCCTTCGGGCTTCATAAACTGGGCTTCACGCGCGATATCAGCCTGATGGTTCGCCATGCCAACCTCGTGAAGTCGCTGAGCCGCAGACTGATTTTGCTCTTTTGCAGCGTCCATCATGTCTTTCTCGCGCTGCCTATCAAAGTCTAAATCAGCTCTCTGAGCGTCATGCTGCTGATTATGCAGAGCATGCTTCAGGTCCAAACCCTTCATTAAGGTGTCTTTTTTGATGTTATCACCGTGGACAACCTCACTTTGAGCTAAGCGAAGTTTTTCCATTTTAAACTTGGCTGCTGTTCCCATAGCATCCGTAACGGCCTTCGTTTTGGCGACCTGATGCTTGGTAGCTGCTTCCATGTTCTTGGTTTGAATGTTGGCCATTTTAACGCCGGTTTCGCCTTCTGCTTGCTTAGCTCTAACAGAAGCCTCAAGAACCTTAGCTTGAGCCGCAACCATCGCAGCCTGAGCCTGCATTTTCTTGGTCTCATCAACCGGCGGCGGTCCGGGAGGCGCTTTCGAGAACAGGTTCTGAGCGTCCTCAACTCCAATCATGTCGAATATCTTGGAGTAAACGGCCTTCTGATCAAAAGCAGACGGGTTCTGCTGAGCCAGCGTATAGATGGCAATTGCTTTCTGAACGCGCATCGTATGAGAAGCTGTATTTGGGTCCGCCTTCGGAACAATGTCGTTGTTCTCAAGAGCAATGAGTAGCTGGTCTACGTCTTTCTTGAAGTTCGGGTTCTGACGATTGCGCCAAATAGCTTCCGGGTCTCTGCGGAATAGTTCTTTGAGCAACCAAAACTCTTTTTGCTGGGCGCTATGCAGACGCTTATGAACAGCGTTCAGAACCTTCTGGGATTGCTCAATCAGGGCAATCGTGGTGCCGACAGGAGCATCATTGCGACCTTCGCCAACAGCCGTTTCAGCCGTTCCGCCAAGCTGCTTAGCAACCTGCTCAACATTCTGAATGATGCTGACAAATCCCGGCGTCACATCACGATACGGGAGCGGCATAAACGCCTGATTAAGCGGAACACCATCCACATCTAGCGGCGCGACCTGACCCGGTCCCACGCGGATGTTAGTCGTTTGCTGTTTTCCGGTTGATCGAGCCATAACGCTACCCGGAAAATTCGCAAGCATACCGTTGTCAAGAGCAATCCGCCAAGCTGCCGTGAGAGCACGAGTAGCGTTACCCAGAATATGTAGGAGGCCAAAGTTAACACCAGCATAAGCTGGGACAAACACGTATTCGACGAAGACTTCTTTCCGGACATGGTTCGGGTCTCCTTCTTCCCACCACCTGCGGATTTCCAGAACCTGCCTGCTGTCCTTGTCTATCGTCACCCGATAAGGAAGAGGAAGCCCAGTTTTTTCTCCGTCTTCTTCGTGTTCAAAGCCCTGCAAATCTAGTTCACAGTAGCATTCAAATATTTCTCTATCACTCTGCTCAGCGTTCATTCCGTTTTTAGGCTGAACACCAACAACTTGGTCCAACTTGATATCAACGACGTTTAAATCCGGCATCAAAAGACCGGAAGTTAAATTTGCGTCTCTCCAAGCGCCAGCAAGCTGCATCTGCTTAACAACTGAAGGACGCATACGGCATCGATGCGTGACGCGAGAACATGCCTCAAGCGAAACAGCGCCATCAGAAATGATGATGTCTTTTCTGTCGATTGTTTCCGCGACAGGGCGGCGCTTTAACGGATGCCAGTAAACCTTGCGATACGCCTCTCCAGCATGACCAAGAGAAAATAGCATTCGGTCAAAGTCAGGGTAATACTCGGGTGCGCCAGTCGTTAGATAATGATTGAAATCATCCTCAAGCTGCTGAGCAGCCATATCCAACTCATGTGTTCCGTCGCCTTCGTTCCTAACTTTTACAGGGCCATCGGCAGATAAAAGTTCGCCACGCGCATTAGCTTGGAAACGGAGAATGGATTCCAAAAGCAAAGGATGCTTGATAACGCTTATACCTTCGCCATTTGGCTCTGACTTTGGGTCTTCAAGCGTCACGCCTAGAAGGTCGATGCCCTTGACTAAATCATCTAGCTTCTTTTGCTGACGAGTTTCATCATCAGAAATAAGCCGGAGCAACTCTTCTGAGATGGCCCCAAGCTCTCCAGCCCCCATGTATAAGGCTATGTTGGCGTCGTGGTCCTCAGATTCCTGCTTGGGCAAATCCGCCAGACCGCCGAAATTAATTGAGACCTGTCCGTCAGGTAAATCAATAACAATTGCGTCAGGCTTTAATTTTACAGCCTCATCGTCACCTAAATCGACAATTTCGCCCTTTGGCTTATCAGCCTCTTCCGGCTCAGGTGCTTGCAAAAAACGAAAATCGTCGGAAGCCATCAGGATATTCCTTGCGCCATTTAGGCGGTGTGTCAGTGAGGGCCGGAGCAGTGCCGGGTCGTAAGAATTTCGTGGTAGTTAATTGTTTTTGATAGCCTTTTGGCTTCCATCAACAAATTAATTACTTCGGCGGCCCGCTCAAATGTCAGCGTGTAACTGCTACTGCCTTGAATTTCATGGAAAATCTCGTCCAAGCGCTCAGTAATTTCGCCTGTCCGTTCTTCAAGGTCTTCAATGGTGAGCATTGGCCGTCCCAGATGCTACAATTATTCTGAGCGTATATTAACCGAAATATAAGATTTTGCAAGGAATAGCCAATTTAAGCTAAAACTTAACATTACACATCGTAAACCCACTGTTTCTTTTTGTTTCCGCCAGTGTAATAGTCTCCAGTGATCCGGCTTCCGACCTCATCGGCCCTAGCCAGAAAGCCGTTATCCCTCAAATACCTCAAGGCTTGCGAAACAGTATCGACCAAATCGTCATTACGGCCCTTGGGGAATACCTCGCATTGAGATATGACTTTATCTGCCCAATCTTTATCTGGGCTATATACTTGCTCATTGGAAAATATTGGTTGGATTGAGTAAACTCTAGCCACTTTATCTTGATTCCCCGGATTGCATAGTTTTACCGTCCAACTTGCGAGTTTATTTAATCTTTTAATTTCCTGCGCCACTGAAATACCAGAGGCTTTAGCCTCAATTAAGATAACATCAACATTAAATCTTTTGCATATATCGGTTATATGTTCGCACAATCCCCATTTTGACTGGGCTCTCCGGCGGTATGCCTCTTGAGTTTCCCCCTCCATGCGCTGAACTTCGTCTCCGTGAAGAGGGACGCGGAGTTCCTTGGCGTACATGAGCATTGCGCAGGGAATAGTGTCCCTTTCATCCACCATCTGGATGCGTTTGCCGTTCATATCATAAACATTTGTATTATCTGTATAAGATGATATAATACTGCGGGCCGACGCGCCGCCCTTTTGCCAGATGCCCCATACAGTAATTGCCGAGGCGTCATTTTCCTGCTTGGTCGTATAGGCAGTGTCTATACTGGCTACGATTATATCGAGGTCAGGATATTTACTGGCGTCCGTTTTTCCCTGCTCCTTGGCGCATTCATCATCATACAAAATGAATTGGTCTCTTCGGATCAACCCGCCACCACGGGGTGACGGTGACTGCTGGAACTGAGAGGCGGTAGCCCAAGGCCCCATCGCGGCTTTATCACGCTCCACGACTTCTTCTGGAAAGCGGTCAGGGAAAAGAAGTTCTCCCTCCTCTGTGCGCCAGTCCTCGGCAATAGGAGTTACGCAATGTCTGCCGGGATCGTATTGCATCGGAAGGCAGAGATGCACGTATCCCAGATTTCTCTCCAGCAACACTCCCGTTGAGTCTTCCTCATGAAGCCTCTGCATCACCAAGCTAATCGTTGACGGATTATCGCCGCCGGGATTATTCAAACGTGTCGGGACGGCTTCCAAAATCCAGTCTTTCATAGAGTTTCTAACCGCTTCAGACATAGCGTCAGTGGCTGAAAGCGGATCATCGATAATCACATGATCGGCACGAACACCCGTAATAGCGCCAGCAGCCAGAGCCTGTCTAAACCCACCATAGCCTTCGATTTCGAACTTGGCTTTAGCATTCTGGTCTCCGGCCAGCTTAACATGAGGCCACATCTCTTGATACCATTCACTCTGGATAAGGCGGCGGCAGCGAACGCTATCGCGCAGTGCAAGGTCCAAGTTATGGGCGACCGAAAGTATCTTGGCTGTCGGCTCTCTGGTGAAAATCCACGCCGGGAACATAACCGCAAATAGTGTGGAGTTATGAACAATAATACCATTAACAGTAAATGTTGAATCTTCATCTACTGTCAAACACCGGCATAATCCTTTTCCTGCATCTTCTACTGAAATAACTTCATCTTCGTATATGGGCTTCTCAAATTCATCCAAAAATCCTTGCTCAGCAAGAACTCTTTTTCTCTCCATCAAACCTTTCAATTTTGCTATGCGGGCCACGCCAGCTCTAGTAGACGTTTGAATATTATAGCTCGTATATGTGTCACCCTGTTTAATGGATTTTAACTTTGTAATATGCGTCCTAACCCTCACGCCTATACCAAGCGCCATAAGCGCCCGCTGCAAATCATGAGCAAGACGCTTGCTGACTGTCGTGGCAGACGCCATCATGGTCGTTCTTTTGCCCTCGTGGCGAATACCTACGGTTCCATCGCACGACCAATATGCTCCTAAAAAGTTAGAAATTGCATCTGGACCAGAAGCGAATACTGCATCCGGAATAAATTTTGTATAACTATTTGATTCGTAAAGCCCGTGAGATTTTAGCCAAGTAACCGTAGGCAACTCTTCTCCGGCCTTTAATCTCTTATTTTTAATCTCGCTTGACCTAAATCTGATAAATTTTGCCTTCAGTTTTTTATCATTTCTGACTGTTTCATACGCATAAAACCCAATACTAGATGCACAATGAATAAAATCTGCGATTATATCATCATCAGCACTGGTAAACCCAGAGTTTCCTTTGGAGATACTTCCGTCACCAACCAAATATCCCAAAAATCTCGCTTCTTCTGGCGACATTGATTTGTCACCAAAATCTTCCTTGACAAGAGGAAATCCTACATAATTGCCGGGATTTAAATCCTCAGCATTAACCCACCCATTTGGCGTTAGAAACGGATGGTCAGGAGCCGTAATAACTTCTCTTCCAGCAAAGGTAGTGATCCTTTTTAGCGGCAATCGCCCTTGCTCATGAACCTTGAGCACGGCTTTAAATCTACCTTTATGTGTGAGAACTCTGTCTCCAATTTTAATATCTTTTAGCTTCTTATAACCTTGGTCTGTAAAAATAAGCTCTTCCTCCCATACAGGTTTTGAAAAACCGGGTGGAATGTTGACAATTAGTCTGGTAACGTCTCTACTATCCAGCGCCATGAGGTGGTCGCAGACCATGTCCATAGCCTTGCCCCACATAAGGGGCTGTGCGGGCTCCAGAACCGGCCAAGCGTTTTTGACAAAGAAAGCAAAGTCATCTTCGCAATTCTTTCGAAACGCCCGTCTTTCCAACTCTTTCTTTGCTTTGGCTTTTCTTTCAAGCTGGGCGCGGATACTAGACATTTACTTAACCTTATTAGTAAGAAGCGCTTTCGATTTTCTCTTTTATAATCTTTAATCGCGGCAAAATTGAACCGACATTTTTTGCTCCCATAGCCTCTGCTATTTGTTTCTTATTCATACCCTGACTGGCAAAGCCCCACATCTTCTCTTCATATGGGGTGAGTTTGCATATGTCAGTAAATTTACGGGAGGTGTTTAACATTTTATGCGTAGACGACATTTATTTATCCTCCTTAATCACAATCTTATATCCAAGACAGTTGACCACTGCTTCTAGTTCGCTGATTCTGGGGTTTCTGTCCCCTCTGCGCCATTTTCTCATAGTTGAGGATGTGACGCCAGATTTTTCAGCTAAGTCTTCTTGAGACCATTCATCGAGATTTATCCTTTTCCAGATAAACCTAATTATGGGATGAACACCCCGGCCCTCAGGAACCTTCTGGGTTTGGAATTGCTTCACCAGTCATCTCCAAGCGTTTCTCTGGCGATACGCAGTTCTCTGTAAGGGACAAGAACGCCATGGATATCTGGCATAGGCATGGCAGAAACACCGGCGCGAACTTCAAACGCCTTATCTGAGAAAGGCTGCAAAACGCTTTCCAGCTCCGCAATACGCTCTGATTGGCGCATATTGTCGTTCAAAAGTTCATTATATTTCTCAACCGATATAGTAAGCATCTTCGCAGTCATTTAAGTCTCCTTTTATCCGCTCTCTTTTGCCGCTCTTTCCACACATAATAAAGACGCTTACGAGACTTGTGCAGATACCACAGCTCCATAAACATCGGCTCTAGTTCTTCGCTTAGCCTTATCGTGTCATCTACCAATCGCTTATAGAGTTCTTCTTCTTCCTCTGTTGCAAACTCCATCGTTGAGATGCTGCGCTGCATTATTACTTTTCGCATGACGATGGCGTTGGTGGTCATTTCAGCACTTTGTTCAGAAGATTAAGCACGGGTATTCAGATGATAATCCCAAAGATAGCTCCAATGAATGCAGCTAGAAACTGCAAAAGCAATTGGCCTTCAGTCATTTTCCTTCTCCAAATCGACGCATTCTTTGAGAGCGTCTTCAATATTGGCGCTTGACAAAAAACGAGACATAGAATTTCTCAAATCATAAAGACGGCAAATATCTTTATGATTCAGCTCCGACTTATTTATATCTATGAAGTCTCCAAGCAAGTCTATTATCAACTTTATATTTTTGTATGGGGCGCGTGTGTTATTTTGAGACTTGTTAATAGAATCTATCTTTGAATTAAGCTCATCTATGGAAAAACGTTCATTTATCGTCATCATTTGTTCTCCAAAGCGGCTTTGGCAGCACGAAACGCAGACATCGGGTAGCAGTCTGGATACATATAATTATCAGCAAGATTTGCTGTGCTCTCGTCCGCTATGGCAGCAAACGGGAGGAGTGCTTCTCTTAATTGATTAACCGTCTTTACGCTGGCGGAAAGGACATCATCATACATCTTCACTCTGGCATCTACCAACGCTTCAAGTTCCGCAATAAGCTCATCTTTCTTCGCCAACCGCTCATCCTGCTTCTTCAGCGTATAAAGCGCCAACTCGCATGTCTTGCGGTCTTTGCCTTCAAGGCGCTGGGCAAGTTCGACCAGTGCGGGGAAGTCTGGGGTGTCAGTCATTCCCTCTCTCCTAAAGCGGCGCGGGCGGCGCGGAGGTCACCCATCAAGTCTCCTAGACGGGAGAGTAAAACCCTCACCGCATCAGAGTTCGAGCTTTTTGATGGATTGCGAAGAATATCTAAAACGTCTGAATTGGCTTCCATAAGCCTAGCAAGCAAATCTAAAAGACGTTCGTTCTCCGCTTCAAGTTCCGCGATGCGGGCTTTCAGTTCATCAATTCGATGAGCCAAAAGCAGGAAGGACGTATCCTTATCCTTGCTTAAACCGCAGTCGTAGCCATCCGAATAGCCACGGTCATAATATTCCTCATTCATTATTTTTCTCCCAGATAAGCGGCGTGGGTGGAAAACGAATTTAATAAGTGCTGATTCAAACAATCCATCAAATGCTCTAGGTCAATATTAGTGTGCTCATTCCCGCTGCAATTATAAGCGCGGATTACAATTCTGCCTTTATAAAGCCAAACCTCTACAGGTCCGCCTTCGCCAAGTTCATTGACGGAATATAATTGAGAAATCTTTGTGTCAGTTGTCATAGTTTATTCTCTCCCAAAGCGGCGCGGGCGGCGCGGAGGTCGCCAAGACGCATCAACACAGTTGACGTAAAGTCATCAGCGTAACGCTTGTCGTCAGCCATGATGGAAAAGTCACGCTGTAGCATTTCGTCAAACGGTTTCAGCGCCGCTCTTAGCTCCGCGATGCGGGCGTTCTGTGCAAGTTCCACCGGCTTGATAAACGCAACTTGCATTTCCAACTCCGCAATCCGCCGCGCCTGCGCCTCTAATGCGTCGGCGGTCTCTTGGTTGGTAGCTGCATATTTTCGCGGTGAGCGCAGACGCGTGATAAGGTCGGAGTAGTCAGTCACCCTTCTCTCCCAGATAAGCGGCGCGGGCGTTTCCTCTCGCCCAATTATCCTCATCTGGCCCCCGGCCCGTCAGATGTTCATGGTCTTCAATCAGGTCTTTCAGCGCCGCTTCAAGAGCCGCGATGCGGGCGTCCTTCGCGTTATTATCCATTTTCAGCACGTCAATCTTTACCGCTTGATGCTTGCTGTTATGGCGCAGAGAAAGAACCTCGCCCAGCGTCATACCCGCAGTGTATTTGAAGGATGAGTTGCACCTAGGGCAAACGAAACTTAGGTCGTCAGCCATTCTTCTCTCCCAGATAAGCGGCGCGGGCTACTGCGGCCTTGTAGTTCTCGTGCAGTATTCCGAGGCGCTTGTTCTCCGCTTCAAGTTCCGCGATGCGGGCCGCAGCCTCCAAATCAGCGGCCTTTAGCGCGGCGAACATGGAGGCAAAATTGCCAGCGTCGCCTGCGTCATACCAAGCCTTGAGAGCAGCTTCGACTTGTTCATTCGTTATCATGTTTCTCTCCAATATAAGCGGCGCGGGCGGCGCGGAGGTCGCTAAGTGAAGGTGACGCTACTATGTAGTCGCCTTCTTCATTAAGCAAAGAAGCGAACGGCTTTAGTGCTGCTTTCAACTTTTCTATTTCGGCTTCCAACTTCGCTGTTTTCTCGTTTTGAAAAATCCCATTATTTTTCTCCAAAACAGCGCGGGCTGTGTCTATAGCCCGGTTAAACACGCTCGGCTGCTTGCCAATGACTTTTGAAACGCCTTTTTCCCATTCATCTTGCGTGTCAATCATTAGTTTCAGCGCCGCTTCAAGTTCCGCTATGCGGGCTTTCAAGGCGTCAACGTCAACCGCCAGACGATGAATAGCGAGCATCTTTTCCAACTCCGCGATGCGGGCTGCCGCCTCTGTCCATAAATCACGCTCGCCTTCGTATTCGTCAGCATAGCGCGCAGCTTCGCGCAGCCGTGCGATTAGGTCGTCAGTCATTCGTTTTCTCCTAGAGCAGCGCGGGCGGCGTTAGTCATTTCCTCAACGGTTAATCGACCGGCGCACTTATTTTCTAAAATATCTTTCAATGCGTTAGCCATAACCCAACTGACATTTGAGATATGAACTTCGCATTCACCGTCATATTTGGTTTCGACCAATTCGTATCGGTCAGTCATTCCTTCTCTCCTAGATAAGCGGCGCGGGCGGCTTCTCCATCATCAAAAGCGCATATCATTCCAGAACATCGCGCTTCGGCATATATCTTCAGCGCTGCTTCAAGTTCCGCGATGCGGGCGTTTAATTTAATTCTTGCGCTCTTTCCATGCTCAAGCCCATCATTTAAGCCGCGATTGTAATCATCAAGTTTGATAGGATTAGGGTTTTCTTTTTGCATTTTCTATTATCCTGTTAAGACCAGAAATTTGACTTGCAAACCATTCTTTCCCTAATAAGACCCCACCAAATGCCAGAGCAAGTCCGCAAACAAACATGCCAAATTTAGCTTTCATTTTTATCTCCCAAAGCGGCGCGGGCGGCGCGGTTTAGCAACTCGCCTATCTGTATCGCTAAGTCATTGTAAGGGTCGTCTATGTGGTCCAGCACCTCTCTCAGCCCCGCTTCAAGTTCCGCGATGCGGGCGTCCGTCTTTTCAATGAAACCCTTTGCCCATTCGTCATTGCGGTCTATCTCTGCTTCTAATTCAGCAGCACGCGGGTCTTCGACAACAAGCTCGTCTCTAGCCCGTTCAAGCAGATTTTCTTTCCAAATCCTTGCAGACGCATCGTCGGGCAAGGCGTGTTCTAAAATCATCGCCTCCATAAGTGTCACAAGCGTGCTGAATTGCTCTCTAGTCATTCCTTCTCTCCCAGATAAGCGGCGCGGGCGGCGCGTATGTGGCTTATGTTAAGGCTGTCCATTCCTTTGTTGTGAATGTGGAACATCCCGGCGACAAACCGCTCATAGCCCTTGTATCCTTCCCAAACTTCGCAGTCAGCAAAAGGCTTCAACGCCGCCCGTAGCTTCTCGTTCTCTTTTTTCAGTTCATCTATTCTAGCAGCTAGAATTAAAAACGATTTTTCCTTGTCAGTAGAAAGCCCTTGATAGTAACCTTCAGCAAATCCATGATCGTAATCTTCGTCACTCATCACCCGTCTCCTTCAATGCGGCGGCTGCGGCGCGTAGGTCGCCAACTGTTACCCATTGCGATACGACGTTGTAACTGTCTGGAATGTCCATTCCAAACCAGCGTTCGATTTTATGTTCGCTCAACGCAAAAGGCTTCAACGCTTCCCGCAGCCGCGCATTCTCAGCCCGCAGGGCTTCGATAGTCGCAAGCATGTCTGGAGCAGACGCCATAAGCCGTGCGTTTGCTTCTACTTCGTCAGGCGTTTGATGGCCGAACATTTCAGCAATTTGGTCGCCTGTTTCAAGTTGGTAGATTGAGAAATCGCCTTCATCTACATCCCATGGCCCCGGCGTATGTTTCGCGTCACTCATCACTCTCTCCCATCGCCGTGCGGGCGCGCTGGATATAGTCGCCACTTTCATTGCGGCTTGCTATTTCAAGCGTCTCTTTCAACGAAGCCAGCAGCAGCGCGTTCTCAGCCCGCAGCCGCTCCATTTCAACGACATAGATTTTTACTTCTTCGTCGCATACTTCACGATAAGTCCTGTGAAATGTATTGCGCTCCATTTCCAGCTTCGCGTTCTCAGCCCGCAGGGCTTCGATTTCGGCTACCATCTTTCCGTTCATCTCCGCATATCCGTGGAGCGTGTCGTAGTAAGCGCGAATATCGTCTGTGTCGATAAAGTAATGGTCATTTTCAAGCGACCAGCTTACCGACTTCAATTCAGCAAAAGGCTTCAACGCCTCCCGTAGCTTCTCGATTTCATCGGCGGCTTCTATCTGTTTATCTTTCAGATATTGGCAGTCCTCAATCATGGCCGATATGACCTTTCGCTGACGGTCTATTTCGACGGCAGCTTCTTCCATCATAGGGAGCCAGCCATCCAAGATTGATAGGCTTCTTAGCCGCTCGACAATGTCGTCACTCATTTACAACCTCCTTAAAAGTGCCGGAGGCGATGAGTGCGCGAACGACTTCCGCGTATCGGCAACCTGTTAAATCTGCGACGTATTGAATGGCGTATTCGGTAGACATTTCGTCATCGACATAGGTATTCCATACATCAAGTATATCTTCTTGCTTCTTAGTCATTTACCCTTCTCCTTTAATGCGGCTGTTGCGGGGCCGCCCGTAAAGTTCGCGCTGTTAGGGTCAAGCGGGCCGTTGCGCCGCCAATTATCCTCGTCTGCATAGAATTTCAGCGCCGCTTCAAGTTCCGCGATACGGGCCATTTGATGACGGATTATATCAGCGGCGTCCTCCACATCCCCCTCAGAATATTTGCACGGGTCGTCAAGCAGGTCGCACAATTCGAGCAGATATTCCGGGTTGCTTATGTTTTTGGCTACTTCGTCTCTCATTCCTTCTCTCCCAGATAAGCGGCGCGGGCGGCGCGTATAGCTCCGTCATCGTCGGTATTGTCATAGGCAATGATTAAATCAATAACCGCCTCAAGTTCCGAGATGCGGGATTTCAATTCATCAATTCGATGAGCCAAAAGTAGGAAGGACGTATCCTTATCCTTGCTCAAACCGCAGTCGTAGCCATCCGAATAACCACGGTCATAATCTTCCTCAGTCATCCTTCTCTCCCAGATAAGCGGCGCGGGCGGCTCTCCATAACGAATAGTCCACAGGATACGGCGGCTCAAACGGGCCTTCGGCTTTATCCGCCTTGTCAGCAAACGGCTTCAGCGCCGCTTTAAGTT